AGAAAGCAAGCAAGGAGGATGTGCGGGGGCTGATCAAGCAACGGTGCGAAGTCGAGGTCGCTGATTGCCTCGTCGATTTCGTGCTGACCGTTAGCCAGGGCTTCAATCGTGAAACCTTGGAAGCGATCGCCAACATCGAGCGTTTCGGTCTCCGATCCGACGTCGGGCCGACTGGCGTTACGATGCGGGAGATGGCGGGCCAGATCATCATCAACGATCGCCGCACTAACCAGCCGGTCATGGTCCCGGAGGTCCTCTGATGACGGACCACATGGGCAAAGGGGAGATCCCGACCAAGATCCTGTATCACCTCGCCGATGGCGCGTGCTGCACGATCGACGAACTGGCCAGCAGCCTTCAGCTTACGCGCCGACAAATCTCGGACGGCGCGTGCAGTTTGATCTTTCGAGATCACGCCGAGCGGGTTGAAAAGGGTTGCTATCAACTGACCCAAACCGGGCTCGCGGCGGTGGCCGCAGGCGACGTCATCAAATCTGGCCCATGGCGGCCATTTACTGGCGAGCGCAAGCCCTACAGGGACACGTTCCGGCAAAGGCTTTGGACGGCCATGCGGATGTCTCCGACGTTCACGGCCGGCGATCTGATAATCGCGGCCGACCGTGGCGGCAAGGACCCCGTGGACAACGCCAACCTCTACCTCCGGCACCTGAAATGGGCCGGCTATGTCGCCGAGCTTCCGGTTCGCCAGCGCGGCACGCGGCTCAGGTCTAACGGATTCAAGCGGTTTCGGCTCTTGCGCGACAGCGGTCCGATCGCGCCGGTCTACAGGACCACTCTCGGCGTCGTTCACGACTTCAACACGCGGGAGGATGTGACATGCGACAAGTCGCGCTGATGACGCTTCCCGACGCTGAATGGCTGGGCGTGCTTCGCGCCCAGGCCGAAAAGCCCGGCGTTACGAAGCAGGCGATTGCTGACGAACTCGGCATTTCTCGCACGGCGGTCTCGCTGCTGATCGCCGGCAAGTACACGGCCGGCACCACCAAAGTCGAGCGGAAGATCGCGAACAAAGTGATGGTGCTTTACGCCCAGCGCGTCTGGTGCCCGCATCTTCACGCGTCAATCACGCCAGACCAGTGCCGCGCCTTCTGCACGGCCCCGATGACAATGAGCGACCCGGCCGGGCTCCGGCATTGGGTCGCCTGCCAAAAATGCCCGGAAAAGAGCGTTAGAGAGAAGGAGGGCGGCGGTGCTGTCTGATGCCTTGCATGCGATGCGCGAGCGGTTTTCGGCCGGTACGGTCGAGGTAGAGCCGCATAGCTTCGTCTTGACGCTACGAGCCTGGGAGATCGAAGCGCGGAACATGGAGAGCCGAATTGAGGCCCTCTGCGGCCGCCCGCACGTGATGCTCGACGGCGCGCTCCTAGACGGCGAAGGTGGGGGGATCGGGGAATGATCCGGACCTCTGGCTATCTCAACCGCCTGAACCTTTTGGTAGCTCAAACGGCCTTGGCCGGCGAGCCGTTCCCGGTGGACGCTCTTCCCGCCTTGTGCGGTATCCTCACGTACTGCGCGAGCCAGTGCGCTGAGATGGAGGCGCGCCTTGCGGGCGCGGATCTCTCCGGGCCGAACGCCACCACCCACTCAAACATCATTTCTCTTGCCGCGTGGCTCGACGCGCGGCGGGAACGCACAACACCGCCCGGCAACGGCGCGGCCTAACGCTTCGCAACCCAAGGAAAGTCAAATGCAAGCAGTCATTCTCGAAGAAACACCGAACGGCATCGTCAAGGTCAGCGGCCGCGACTACATGCCCGACGCCAAGGGCAACCTCGTCCCCGTTGAACTGATCAAGGCCGCCGACAAGCTACAGGATGAAGTGGTCCGCAAGATCATGGGCTTCGCTGTTGAACTGAGCGACCAGGTCGCGCGCTTTCTCGGCCACACCATGACCGACCTCGGCGAATTCGATGCGCTCCTCGCGCAGGAGTACAACGCCAAGATCGGCGGCGCGAAGGGCAATCGGACCTATCAGACCTTTGACGGGCTCATGATGGTGAAGGTGCAGGTCTCGGATTTCACCGATTTCGGCCCCGAGCTGCAGATCGCCAAGGCCAAGCTCGACGAAGTCTTGAACGAATGGTCCGCCGACAGCCGACCCGAGATCCGCGCCATTATCACGCGCGCCTTCAACACAGACAAGGAAGGCCAAGTGAACCGATCCGATATCTACACGCTACTGCGCCTCGATATCGAGGACGAGCGGTGGCAGGACGCAATGAAGGCCATTCGTAACGCCATGCGCGTGACCGGCTCGAAGGAATACGTCCGCTTCTACCAGAGGGCGAAAATCACTGATGCGTGGCAGCCGGTCACGATCGATCTCGCGAAAGCCAAGGCAGGTGCGGCATGAAGACGATGACCTTCGATGTGACCACCCGCGTCACCGTCCGGATTGATGAAACCAAGTTCACACAGGAACTCATGGCCCAGTTCAACAACGCGATCTCGGATTTCGGGATCGACGAAGATGCTTTTGAACTACACGGCGAGCACATCGCCCGGCTTGCAGCAGAAGGTGAGGATTTCTGGCCCGGCGGCTTCGTTGAAGGATATGGCATCGTTCGCGACGCGGGCATTAAGGTGGAGGTCGCCAACGAGCGCGACATTGAGCGTGTCGACGGATCATTGAGGGCTACGGCGGCATGAACAAGCGACTAAAGGCCGTCCGTATCGATACCCTTCGCGACCAGTCGAATTGCCCTGCTTGCGGGGCGGCGGCGAGGGTTCATTCGGGGGATCAAGCCAGCTTTACGGTCTTGTTTCAGTGCGGCTCGGTTTTCGACGTTCGGGGCGGCACGCCGATCTCCTACCTGACGCCTTGCCCCGGCTCGTCAGCGGTCGCCGCCGCCCACCTGGAACGGCAGGCGGAAGCAAAGGCAATAGCCGCCAATTAGGCGGTCTTGACCGCGCCGGCCACACGCTCAACGCGGCCGGCGCGGGTCACATAGAGAAGCACCGCGATCGCGATCGATACGCCGAACCAAACGCCCGCGCCGATCAAGCCAATCATGAGGCGCTCTGACGGTCGCGGCCCGGCTTGTGAGGCTGCCAAGACTACGACCACGACCAGCGCGATGCAGAAGAGGCCGTAAACGAACCGGAGGCCCATTCCGATTACGCCGGGCCGGTCTTCAAGTAGCGGATTTCCGCAATGAATGCAGGTTCTGGCCTTCTCCGAAACGCGGCCATCACAATCGCAGCAAACTACCAACGCCATTTCATTTTCTCCCTGTCGTTGCGGCGGACCTTAGAGACAACCGTAACGGCGCACAAGCGAGGTAAAACCATGAACACGAAGGCAATTATCAACATCGCCCGGCAGCAACTCGGCCTCGACGACGAAGACTACCGGGCCATGCTCGTCCGGGTTACCGGTCTCGCGTCCGTGCGGGAAATGACAGAGGCGCAGCGCCTAGCCGTGGTCGAAGAGATGAAACGCCTGGGCTTCCGTGTGAAGTCGGGCGGCAAGCGCCTGTCGGCTTCGATTAAGCCGTACGTCCGCCTCGTGCATGCTCTGTGGGCGTCGTGTCACCGGAAGGGCGTTATTGCAGACGGCTCCCGCAATGCATTGCGGTCCTTCGTAAGCGCCCGGACCACGGTTAGCGACCCGGACTTTCTAACGTACGAGCAGGCATCGCCCATCATCGAGACCCTGAAGATGATGGAAAAACGGGGAATGGAGAATGTACCCGAAGACCGGCGCAAAGCCGAAAAATAGCGTCAGCATTGACAGCCAGGTCGCCGCGCTGGAGTTGGCGATCGGTCATGGTGGCCCCGCAATTTTCCGCGAGGGCCATCATGAAATCCACCGCAAACAGCTTGAGGCAGCGCTTCGCACATTGCGGTTTGTCCAGCAGAACGAGGCCGCGATTACGGCCGTAGTCGGAGCGGCCTTTCCGTGACGGCACATTCTCAATCCTCGCAAATTGAAGCCCTGCCGGAATCGCTTCGGGAACTCGCCGAGACGCTTGGCCTGCGCATGGCCTTGAAACTCATTCGGCACTTTGGCGGTACCGAAATCAAGCCTCCGAAGAAGCCCGCCGCAGATCACCCGATCGTTGTCGCACTTGGCAACGAGGACGCGAGCGCGCTATGTAGCTACTTGCATGGAGGCCTTATGTACGTGCCCCATATGCGTGCACGGCGCTCGGTTCGGTCGGATGTCCTCAATCTGCAAGCCGGCGGCAAAGAGCGCCGCGAGATCGCTCGGATGCTCGGGATCTCGCAACGACACGTCAGGCGCATGGCGAACAAGCCGGCCCCGCCGCAATACCAGATCGACCTTTTCGCCGACGAGTAACCCGGTTACCGGCCGAGGCAGGCCGGACCTTTGGGCCGGGCGATAGGTCCGCCCTAAAACGTAGTTTGACCGCAATGCTTCAAGCCATTGCGAGGCCAAATGAACTACCGCTTCCGCGCCCCGAAACGCCCCGTCAACCGCGTTTTCCTCCACTGCTCCGCATCTGATAACCCGGCCCACGACAACGTCGCCACGATGGATCTGTGGCACAAGCAACGCGGCTGGGCCGGCGTCGGCTACCATTTCTTCATCCGCAAATCTGGCGAGCTTGAACTCGGCCGGGATCTCGAAGTTACGCCGGCCGCCCAGGAGGGCAACAACAAGGGCACGATTGCCATTTGCCTCCACGGCCTGAAGTCCGAGAATTTCACGGCGGCGCAGTTCGCCACGTTGCTGTTGCTCTGCCAGCAGATCAATGAAGCTTACGGCGGCTTCGCCACGGTTACATTCCACGGCCATTGCGAGGTGGCCCGGAAAGCCTGCCCCGTTTTCGACTACAAGCGCGTTCTCGGACTGACGGCCGGCAGACTACCGCGCGACCCGACCGCACCGAGCCGCGATATCCTGACGCCGAGGGTGGCGGGCATCGAGCATTTGGAAGAGCCGAGCGCGGGCCGCGCTATGGTGCTGAAGCTCGGTGACAAGAGCGGCGGCGTCTTTGACTTGCAGAAGCGACTTACCGCGCTCGGCTACTTCGTCGGCAAGGTCGACGGCGATTTTGGCGAACGGACGCGCGCCGCCGTGCTCGCCTTCCAGGCTGACAATCACTTGATTGCAGACGGCAAGGTCGGCCCGGCCAGCCGCGAAGCGATGAAGGACGCCAAGCCGCGCATGATCGGCGAGGAGCGCTCGGGCGCAACGCTGAAAAGCCTCGCTGCGGAAGGTTCTGCTGCTGCAAAGGCATCGGCCAACAATCGCGTGGCCGGCTTCGCATTGGCCGGCGGCGGCTTGCTGGGCATGGTCGAGAAATCGACCGGGGCCGTTACCGAGGTCGCCGCCAACATGGGCGTCTTCAGTGACACCATCGAACGGTTCGGCCCGTCTTTCGGCTGGGTCGTTGTCGCCGTTGGCCTCTATGTCGCCTACCAGTCGGTCATGGCCGGCCGCGAGGCCGTGCGTGATCACCGCACCGGCCGCCGCGCATGATTGCCGTCCTACGCGCGCTCGGGCTGGCGACAGTATTGAAGGTCGCCGCCGCTACCCTGATCGCCACGGCGGGCGCCTACGGGGCCGGCTACGTGCACGGTCGCAGTGTCGGGCGGGCCGCGTGCAGCCAATCGGCGTTGAAGGCGCAGAACGACGGTCTGCAACAGGTCATCGAAACCTACCGAAAAGTCTACGGGGCATCCGTCGAGCGAGCCAAGGCCGACGCTATCGAACTGGCGGACGCGCGCCGAAAGCTTGAGGAGTACCAGCATGAGCTTCAGCCGGACGCTGCTTGCGTTCTCAGCCCTGATGATGCTCGCCGGCTGCGCGACATCCGATGACCGGATCCCGGTCCCGGTGCCTCGGGGCGTGCCGCCGTTGTCTGCGCAAGACGAAGAACCGTGCCCCGATCCCGAACCAAAACCCGGCGCGGACGCGCGCGCCGAGGTCGGCCGTCAACGGCTGGCTCTGAAAGAGTGCCGGCAACGGCACGGCCGCGTCGTGCAGCAGTACCACGATGTTGAAAAGGAAAACTGGAGCAAATGACCGGCCCCGAAACTGTATTTGGCCTTAAGGTCGCGACGCTTGCGTCGTCGGCGATCGCGGCCGCATTATCCGTCGCAATCGAGTGGCGAAGCCATGATTGGTTGACGGCCATCGGCTCGGTGGCGGCCGGCATGTTCGTAGCCGCCGTTGCAACCGAGGCGACCCTCGAATTCTTCGCCGCCAGCAGTTCGGGTACGTGGGGCCACGCCGTCGCGGCGGCCTACGGGATCACTGGGCGCAACCTGATCATCTGGTTGCGCCGCGTTTCTAACGATCCGCCGGAGTTCCTTCGGTCGCTTCTTGGTATTTGGAAGGGGCGCGACGGCTGATGGCGAGCGATCAGGAAACCCGCCGCAAGGCCAGATCCGATTACATTTATCGGCGCATGACCATCGCCACGATTGCGATGACGCTGAGTGTTTCGCAAGCGACGATCGGGCGCTGGAAGAAGGCCGCCAAGGAAGCCGGCGACGATTGGGATATCGCCCGATCGGCGAGCATTCTGGCCGGCGAAGGAATCGAGACCGTCGTGTCGTCGGTGGTCGAAGATTTCATGATCATGGCGCAGTCGCTCCTGGACGAAATCAAGAACGGCGAATTGGCGCTCGACCAGAAGGTCAAGCACCTCGTCGCGCTTGCCGATGCCATGACGAAAATGACCGCCTCGGCCGGAAAGCTTGCGCCGAAGATCTCGGAGCTTGGCGTCGCCCAGGACGTCATGGGGCAGTTGATCACCTTTGTCCGGGAGAACTTCCCGCAGCACGTCGGCGTCATCCTTGAAATCATTGAACCGTTCGGCGAGCGGCTCGCGAGCATCTACGCATGATCAAGCGCCCGGTTCTGAAGGCTAAGACCAACGCGAAGGACTTCCGCGAAGCCATTGCCGGCATGGCGGAAGACCTTTCGCGGTGGATCGAGCTTTCGGTGTCAGCATTCCCGGCCGATCCGGCCGCGCGCCGCGAACGACTGGCGAAGGTGGCAGACCCGGAAACCGGTTTTCAGTTCTTCATGGAAACCTATCTCCCGCACTATGTGCGCGGGGATCACAGTCTTTTCCATCGGGAGATTTTCAAGCGCTGCCCGCAAATTCTGGCAGTTGCGAAGGGCGTTCGCGACCTCTTCGTCGCGCCCCGCGGATCTTCGAAATCGACACACCTTTCGCTTGGATTTGCGCTCTATTGCATCGTTAGAAACCTCAAGCGCTACGTGCTCGAAGTGTGCGACGTCTACAGCCAGGCTGCGCTCCTGATCGAGGCTTTGAAGGCCGAGCTAACGACAAATCCGCGCTTGCAGTACGACTTCGCCGACGTCTTTGGGGAGGGCCGAGTTTGGCGTGAAGGCGAGTTTGTGACCCGGAACAACATTCGGGTCGAAGGTCTCGGCGCGCTGCAAAAGATCCGTGGCCGCCGGCACGGCCCGTATCGCCCCGATCTTATGTTCTTCGACGATCTGGAAAACGACGAAAACGTGAGGTCGCCGGAACAGCGCAAGAAGCTCGAAAACTGGATCAACCGCGCCGCCCTCAAAGTTGGTCCCCCTGACGGGTCGATGGACGTCATATGGGTGGGCACCGTTCTGCATTTCGACGCTGTTCTTATCCGGGCGGCGAAGTCGCCGGTTTGGCGCGTTACCGAATTCCAGGCGATCGTCAAATGGCCGGATCGCATGGACCTTTGGGACAAATTTGAGGAGGCCTATCAAAATGACGGCGAAGACGCTGCCCGCGCTTTCTACGCGGAGAACAAGCAGGCGATGGACGAAGGCGCGGTGGTCAATTGGCCGTCGGTGCAGCCGCTTATCTTCCTCATGCTTGAGCGCGCCGGCTCTCACGACGCCTTCCAGACCGAGTATCAGAACAAGCCCATCAGCGAAGGAAACCCCTTCGGAAAACTGATCTTCTGGAATGTGAAGGCTTCGAATCTCATCTTCTTCGGCGCCTGCGATCCGTCGCTTGGCAAGCACGGCAAGGGGCGCGATCCCTCCGCAATCCTGATCGGCGGCATGGATCGTCTGACCGGAAAGATGGACTTGGTAGAGGCGTCGATCCGTAAACGTCTCCCTGACATCATCATTTCAGACATCATCAGCTTGCAGCGAGAGTACCGCGCGGTGCTGTGGTTCATTGAAGCGGTGCAGTTTCAGGAGTTCTTGCGTACGAGCCTCATGACGCAGGCCGTTAAGGACGGCGTAGCGCTCTCCGCGATCCCGATTGTGCCGAACGCCGACAAGATGCTGCGCATCGAGCGCCTTCAGCCACCCGTTGCGGCCGGGCTCATTCGTTTTCACCCAACCCAGCAGACGATGCTTGATCAACTGCAGCAATGGCCCAACGCCGATCACGATGACGGCCCGGATTGCCTCGACATGCTTTGGCAGAACGCCGTCCACTATTCGGGCGGCGGCTCGGCCGGCAGCGGCGGCGGCATGATGATGGCCTCGGGCAGCGGCAATGAAACACTCGGAGACTATCGACTGTGAGCAAGAGAAGGAAAGGCGCGCCAACCGAGGCCGATCGCAAGAACCTGCCGGCCGAGGCGAAGACGCTCATTGCGACCGCCCGCAACGACATCACGATCCCATTCTATTCGGGCCTCTTGCAGCATGCCGACGACACGTTGATCCAGCGGGGCGGCGGAAAGGGCCTCAAGATCTATGACGAGATCGAGCGCGACGGGCACGCCCATGCCATGCTTCAGAAACGGCGAAAGCAGTTGATACAGCGCGAATGGGAGGTAACGCCGGCCTCCGACGCGCCGATCGACGTGGAAGCGGCAGACTTCGGCCGCGAGCGCCTGAAGGCGCTTCCCTTCGATCGCCTTACCGAGGAACTCGTCGGCGGCGCGACCTTGAAGGGATACGCGGTACAGGAAACCGTATGGAAGCGCGAAGGCCGTTACATCGTTCCGGCCGAGATCGTCACGCATGACCAGCGCCGGTTCGGCTTTGACGAAGACTGGCGGCCCCGGCTTCTAACGTTGCACGATATGCGTTTGGGTATGGAGTTGCCGGAACGCAAGTTTATCGTTCACCGGGTCGGTGTCATCGGCAACAACCCTTATGGCCTCGGGCTCGGGACACGGTTGTTTTGGCCGGTGCTGTTCAAGCGAGAAGGTATCGCCTTCTGGCTCCACTTTCTCGACAAGTACGCCGGCCCCACTGTCGTCGGGAAGACACCCTACGGCAGCCTTAGCGACGAACAAAGCAAACTCCTCAACAACCTTCAGCGGGTGCGCACCAGTTCTGCCTTGATCGTCCCGGTTGGAACCGATGTAGAATTCTTAGAAGCCTCTCGTTCTGGTTCGGTGAGCTATGAGGGATTTCTCAGCTATTGGGACAAGCAGATCAGCATTGCCATCACTGGGCAGACACTAGCGACCGATGCCGGGCCGAACGGGGCGAGAGCAGCTTCCGAGACGCACGCTGATCAGTTGGATAGGCTTGTTGATGGCGACGGCGATCTGTCATCGGATACGTATCGGAGCCAGTTGCTGACGTGGCTCACGGAGTACAATTTTCCCGGAGCGCAGCCGCCTTTTGTCCACCGCGTTCGCCCGAGCAATGAGCGAGACAAGGCGGAAACACGCAAAGCGCGAGCAGAGGCAGCAACGGCTGAAAACTCAGCGCTCAAGGACGTTCTCACGGTCGCGGCGAGTTTTGACGATGACGGGCACGCCCGTGACTACATCGTCCAGTCCGGCCTTACCGATCGTCTATCGGAAGAAACCGTCGCCGGCCTCGTTGAAGCCCGGTTCGGTTTCATGGAGGGCGGCAAGCGCGGTCGTGACGTGCGACAGGCGGCCGAATCCTCGCCGGCCTTCGCGGCCATGTTTGGCGAGCAAAAAAAAAAGTCCATGAATGCGTGAGCTTTGCGGAAGACGACGCTGTCGTTGACGGCGTCACCGCCCGCCTCGAGGCGGAAAGCGACGGGCTGATCGGCGCCCGCCTGGACGCGATCGAGGCCGCGCTCGACGCGCCCGATTATGCTACGGCCGCTGCCAACGTGCTCCAGCTCGGCGCGAAATGGTCGTCCAAGCGTCTCGGGCTTCTGGTGGGCGACGCGTTGCTGACGGCCGCATTGCGTGGCCGGGAAGCGGTGTTCCTTGACGCGGAGGAGGCAACCGGCTTTGCCGATGGCGATATCTTCAGCCAGCCGTTCAAGGAGCAAATCGAGTTTTTCACGCAAAAGCGGGTGAAGCCTACACAGGCTTGGACCGACGCGATGCGAGGCGTTCACGATCGCGCCTTCGTCATTGCGGGCGCGACCGACACGGCCATGTTAACCGATTTCCAGCAGGCAATTGCCAAAGCGATGCGGGAGGGCACCGGGCTAGATCAGTTCCGCAAGGACTTTGACGAGATCGTCGGGCGCTACGGTTGGCGTTACAAAGGGAAGTACGGTTGGCGGACCCGCGTCATCTTCGAGACCAATATCCGCACATCGTACATGGCCGGCCGCCTGAAGCAGATGCGAGATCCCGACGTCGTGCGGTTGCGGCCGTATTGGGAGTACCGCCACGGCGAGACACGCCGGCCCCAGGTGCCCCGCCGGCTGCACCTGAAATGGCACCGCCGAGTCCTTCGCCACGATGATCCGTGGTGGGACACGCATTTCCCGCCGAATGATTGGTTCTGCTCCTGCGGCGTCCGGACACTGTCGGAGGCGGATTTGAAGCGGCGCGGCAAAAGCGGCCCCGATCCGTCGCCCGAAGATCTCCGCGTGCCAATGATCGACCCGGTGACCGGAAATCTAACGGCGCGGCCGCAAGGGGTCGGCTTCGGTTGGGATTACCAGCCCGGTCATCTTTGGGAGCAAGGGTTGGTTCCGTCGTCGCTGATGGAGGCCGGAGCCCCGGCGCTCGAAAACCCGCGCATGGCCGTTGATATCGATCGACCGCGCCCGATCGACGATCTTGTGAAGGCAGCGCGGGCATTCTCGGCCGTGCAGCTTCCTGAGGATCTCGCGCCGGAGGAGTATGTGCGCGCTTTCTTGCGTCCCTTCGGCGCGGATCTCGGCCGGGCTGTTCTCTTTGAGGACGTCACCGGCACCCCGTTGCCGATCTCGGATCAGTTGTTCCGCGATCGTAGCGGCGCGATCAAGGTGACCAAGCGCGGGCGGCACACGTTCACGCCGCTGCTTGCAGAGGCGATTCTGGATCCTGATGAGATCTGGCTCGGTGTAGCGCGAAAGGTCGATCCAGCCGACCCGGAAGCCGAAGAGTTGATCGTCGATCGCCGGTACATCCGCGCCGATCCGAAATCCGGTCTGATGGTCGTTTTTGAGATCGGTGAACGCTTCTGGAATGCCGTCACCGCCTACGTGACCACGACGAAGACGGGCAAGCCGGATCTCAACGCGCTCGATCGGCGGCGCGGCGGAAAGCTGATTTACAGCCGACGCAAGAAGTAAAAGGCCGGGGTGATCCGGCCTCGTGTCGGGGAGCTACCTGGACCATCACCGGTCATCGCGTGCCCAACACGCGGATAATAGGCCGAGGGAAAGGAGAAGTCGATGGTGGGCATTTCCAAGACGGTAGTTGTCGAGGACGCCGAGACGCGGGCGGCGCTCGAAAAGCTGACCCAGACCATGGCGAACCGCGAGGGGTTCTACCGCAACGCTGGCGAGCACCTGATGAACTCGACGGCCGACAACTTCCAAAAGGAGACCGGCCCGGACGGCCAGAAATGGAAACCGCTACTGCCGGCGACGATCGAGCGGCGTGCCAAGCGCGGGCTCGTGCCGATCGAGATCCTGCGCGCGCGAGGGCGGCTTGCCGGGTCCATCAACCTCTCGGTGACGAACGACGAGGCCCGCTTAGGGACGCCCGTCGTGTACGCCGCCATTCACCAGTTGGGGGGCAAGATCGAAATGAAGGAACGCCAGCAGACGATCTATCAGCACTACGACGCCAAGACCGACACGCTCGACCAGAAGTTCCGAAAGAAGTCCCGTTCGAACTTTGCCCGCGACGTGACGGTGAAGGCGCACGAAATCAAGATCCCGGCTCGCCCGTATCTCGGCGTCTCAAAGGAGGATGAAAAGGTGCTTGTCGAGATCGCGGAAGACTGGTTGAAGACCGAAAACCCCGAACTGAAATAAAAGCCCACAGGCGCGCGCGGGCGGCTGGCGGCCCCGGATATACGGAAAAAGCCGGCGACCCGCGTTAGACCCCCGTTAGAAATCGAACCAAACGGTAAGGCCGCGCGATCGCCCGATGAAAAAGCGGCGCAGACGGCTTGAAGGGCAAAACCACCTGAAGCATTGTCAGGACACCAACCGAAAGCGATAGGCCGGACCTAATGTCTGGCCGCTTTTGTTTTCGCCATCGGCGAGGGTCTTTCCAGATTGATTTGGAAGGACCGCATGAGCAAGCGCACCGCCCGCATTGAAGTGTTCCGCGTCGGCACGTTCACGCCGATGCAGGGCAACGCCATCACCTACACGCCGGCTGATTTGCTGGC